TCTCTTTGTTCAACTGGTATTCTTGGTCTGCCTATACTTGGAGGTGCAATAAGAGGTTGTGGTTGTTCAAACTGCACAGGTGCATAAGGGTCTACTACTTGAGGAATAATATCTTTAGCTGCTTGTCCATAAAAAGATTGATAACCTGCTGTTTTAGTAGGATCAAAAGATTGATTGGTTAGAGGTGCTATAACTGTTCTATTATATTCTTCTAATGGATCAACTCGTACTGTTTCACCTGTATCTGTCATCTCTGTATATGATGGATTTAATCCTTTAAAATAACCTCTCTCAGGCATAAAACCTGCCATAAAGTTTTGTTCTATAGGCAACGCTTCTCTTTTTCTAACATATCCTGTACCTGTATAACTTCCAATATTAGGATTTACATTAGGATTATACGGGTCTATGTAGCCAGAATATCCACCTGAATAATCATAATCGTCTTCAAAAGGAATATTATTAGCTGCACGTCTTGCGTTCATTATGTCTGTAGCACCACCTTCTTGAAAAGATGTAACCCCACCTGTGGCTATAGGTATCATTTCAGGATTTTCAGCCATAATTCTACGTCTTTCTTCTTCTGCTTCTCTAGCATTTCTAGCCATCATCTCTTCAAAAAGTTCTTGTGATTCCATTATTCCTTGTGTTCCTGCTGTACCTACTGCTGCAAATCCACTAGGCGACATTAATCCTTGTGTTAATGCTGTTGCTCCTTGATCGAAATTAAAAGTGTTTTGAGGTCCTGACATAAATGTATCTTTTATTGCACTTAATGGACCAGTAGCTGCTCTTGGTGTTGATGCTGCTGCTGTTTGTGCTGCTGTTGCTGCTGCATCTGGTGTCATTCCTGCTGCAATATTAGCTGTAGTTTGTTGACCTACATTTGCTGCTTGTGCTGCTGTATTTGCTGCATTTGTTCCAAACCCTGCTGTTAAACCAGATAGTAATGCTTTAGACCCAGAACCACCTGTTTGTGCATAAGTAGCTAAACCTGCTCCAAGACCTGCTGCAAGTGCAGGACTAGCAGCTAATGTTGCACCTAATGCACCACTAGCAGCTAAACCACTAACTAATGTGCTACCCAATAAAGGTGCAAGAAAAGGTAAAAATGCTTCAGGCTGTCCTGTTTGAGGATTTATGGTGATAGGCATTGCTTGTGCTAAACCCTTAACCTCAGCAGGATTAACGTGCAAAAGCATAGAATCACCAAAGCGACCTTGTGCTGCTACATTCTTGGTTTGTTCTTTTATATTCATTATTTATCTTTCCTCTAAGGTTTCGCAACCAAATAAGTTAAAACTAAAATCTCCTGAACTAGCATATACTCTAACTACATCTGTTTGATTTAAAGTTATGCCTATTACATGAGCTTCTGTAACTTTGGAAGCCAATGCTTTGTCAAAAAATAAGTATTCTTTATTGCTTGTTGTAGCTCCTGCTACAGATATATTAATACGATATGTGCCTGCACCACTACCACGATTGCATATAACAATAGAACTCACTGTAGTCTGTGCTTTATCAGGCACAGTATAAAGCGTTGTTTCTGTAGTAGCTGAGGGTGCTGATTGACCTAATACTTTTAAACTATCAGACACTTGTAGCTCCCATCAATAAAAACTGATGCCTTCTTACTGCTTTACTTACAACCGATTGTTGCATTTTCTTTAATGTTCCTACTTCAGCATTTATATCTTGAAATGCTTGTTCAATAGTTCTTCTAGCTATAGATTCATTAGTTTCATTATACTCAGAACTAGCTAAAGGTAGAGGAATATTTGATCTTTCTGCCATTATCGTTTTCCGTCTTGTCTAAGTTCTAATCTTAGATCGCCTAATCGCCATCCAAAATTATCTGCTGTATTTTCTATTCTGATAGCACTTTGCCTGCTTCTTGCTCTAGTATTTGTAAAAGTAGAATTAGGTGTAACTGCAACAGTTTGCAATGTAGATAAACTTTCTAATGGATAATTTCTACCTTTAATAACAAAATTGACTGTATTACCAGTATCATCTGAACCCCTGTATTCTAAGTCAGGTATTATCTTAGATATAAACATAAACCTTTCTCCTTCAGGGTCTAAATCAAAGTCTGCTGATTCTATAAATGCTGTGAATGAAGAACCATCTGCACTGTGTCCTACTTCATGGTTATATAAATAATTGTTATCTGTTGTATCTAATTTACCAGCAGCTATAGGATTATCTAATATATAGGCAGGATTCCATGCTGTTCTTGTAAAGCCATCATCTGTTGTGCCTATGCTCCATGATTCTTCTAAATAGTTGTAGATTACATATTTATTTACTTCAGTAGAATTAGCACTAGGATAAAACCATATTACTTCATTGTGTTGAGGTATTGATGCTGCAAAAACTTTGAAAGATTGTGATTGATTAAAATCACCAAAAACATGATCTAATACAGAACAAGGTAATCTTTGAGCATTACCACTGTATCTATAAAAAGCTCCATTATCCATAAAGTAAACTATATTACCTGCTGAACTTGCAGCATTAGGAGATATCATAGACATACCTGTTGCTACTTCATTAAAGCTAAATGTAAAAGGTGCTCCAACAAAACGCATAGATACAATACCCGCATCAGTCCATATTAGTATTTCTTGTCGTGTCCTTAATGCTCCAATGATTGTTGAGCCTGTAGATAATTGCACACCACCTGCTGAATTTGTTGCTGAGGGTGTCCAATCCACTGCACTTTCTCTATCAGAAAAACGAACTAATAACGGGTCTATAGTTGATGAGCCAATAGGATTACAACCAAAAGCTATAACGTGTCTGTCAATATCTGACATCATTATTTGAAATACTGCTGTTGGTACATTGCTAGCACCACCTCTACTACTGGCTGCTACGGCTCTTGTGCCTACACCTGATGATTCATCCCAATAATATATTGTTCCATTTCTAGGAGCAGCAATCGTATCATCTCCAAAACTATCTATACTCCAAAGTCTAAGCTGATTAGTTAAAGATAAAGCTGGTGATTCACCCCATGTACCACTACTCCATGCTCCTGAGCCAAATCCACTGTAAGGCACATATACATCTAATCCTACATTTAATTGATAAGCAGCTACTGTGCTAGAGCCACCATTACCAGTATCTGAAGAATTTGCTGTAACTGTAGCACCGCTTGTATCTTTTGCTTCTATTTTATAAGAGTTAGTATCAACAATTGTATCTATTTCATACTCTTGATTTAATACAGCAGCAGTAATATTACCGCCTAAAGAAACTGCATCACTAAAAGTTACAAAATCTCCTTTTACAGCACCATGACCATTTTCAGTTACTGTTATTGTTGCATCACCATTAGAAGCAGAAAAGGTTGCATCACCTGCACTTGTAGTTAATCGTATTGGAGTTATATCGTTAAAGGTTGTGCCTTCTTGTGCGTATAACTTTTTATGCGTACCTAAAATATTATATTGTGATTGAGTTGCTGTGCTATAGGTATTAATCTTTCTGCAAGTTCCTATAAAAGTATTACTAGAATTTTTTTCCCAACCACCTATTCTTTCAGGTCTGCCTTTTCTAAACCTAACTTTATCTGCATCAAACCACCCACCCTCGTTAGAGTAGTTAGTTCCTTCTTTATTAATTCCAGGTCTGAATACAAATTTAGCAAATGGCATCTATACCTCTGTCCAGTCTTTACCTTGAAATAAAAGTGCTTCAGCTTCTCTACGTCTTACTAAGCCCTGTAAAACTTTACCACCAGCTTTATTCCAACGCTTTATTTGAGTTGGCACTTCATCATACATTTCTTTATTTAATACTTTTAACATAGTGCTATTGTTTAAGTTTGTTGGTCCTAAGTTATATGTCCATGATACTAAAGCATCAAACTGACATTGTTCTAGTTTAACTACAACAGCTTTTTCAACGTGCTCACAATACTCATCAAGCTCATTTAATAACATTGTATCTGCTTGTTCTTTAGATATAGTCATACCTTCTTTAATATCTTTAGTATGTCCATAACCAATAGTCCATACGCCTACTGCATCTTGATATGATTCTAACTCGCAACCCTCAAATTTCTTTATTAAAGAAATACCTTCACTAGATATGTTCATACTACTCTCCTTTATCGCTGGAATTAGATGCTCCAAAATAGAACGAAATAACTGCACTTGCTAATCCTCCTAGATAACCTAAGACTAAATTTATTAATGCTTCACTATTTTGCTCAGGTGGTTGTAAGGTAACTAAAAATATATATCCAAGAAAGCCACCAACAGTTGCAATACCCATAATTCTAGCTGTCCAATCTTTGCTAAATTTACCTCTAGCATCTTTTTTGTCTTCAGCTTCCAGTCTAAATACATCCACATCTAATTCTTTCATGCGAATTTCAAAGTCTTTTTCTGCTTGTTTTAACTGTAATAGTTGTTCAGGGCTAGCATTATTAATAGCAGATTCAATAGATTTTGCATCAGCTTTACATCCTAATGTTTCACAAATAATTTTAGTCGCCATTCCGCCTAATGGACCACCAACAGCAGAACCTAAACTTGGTGCTATTGAGCCAACAACATTTTTTAACATACCTTTTAACATAAATATCCTTATGAACTTTGTGTGATTTTTATTACAGAATCACCACCACCATTTATTTTTACTGTATTAGATACTCCATCTTGTATAAAAATTACTGTGTATCCTTGTGCTGAGTTTAAGTCAACTTGTATAGATTGCTCAACCTTTCTTCTAAGACTTATTATATCACCCTGTACTAGCGTAATAATTTGTGTTTGAGTATCTTGTCCTACTTTTGTGCCAGTAATTCTAGTGACCTGTTGTTCTTGTTTAAGATCATCTTCTTTAAGTTTATCTAGCTCATCTATAACTTTTAATAAGTCTTCAAAAAAATTTACATCAAGATAATTAATATCTAACTCTGTAAACTCAAGCTCATCTTTTTCTAAGTAATCTTTATCAAGTTCTTCAAACTCTAAAAAATCTACATCAAGTACATTGCTTGAAGATGTTGTAGTTTCTTCTAAACTTTCTTGAACCCTATCAGGAGGATTAACAATAAGCATATTATCTATAATATCTAATGTTAAATCTAAGATAACTGGATTGCTTGGGGGTGCTTCAAATACTGTTGTAACTGTAGATTCGTAGGGTTTATTTAATAAAACTGTTCCCATAGCTGTAGTTACTTCTATTTCACCACTGCTTGTACCATCAAGGTTTGGCAAAAGAATTATTAATGATTCGCCTATTTCATTAACAGTAATAGTAAAATCAGTACCTCTAATACCTATTGTCGCACTGTTGGTGCGTATCTTTATGTTCTTCTTAGGTACTAAGCCTAGTTTACCTGTAACAAAACGTGCAGTGCCCTTAGCAAAATTAAGAGCCATCTTTGAATTATCAGGATTTGGATCAAAAACAAACTCATCAACTAATACTTCTGAGTGTTCTGTTAATTTAATTTGAGTATCATCAACAAAGGTAATACCCATTCTGCCATTTGCTGTTTCAAGCCTATCGTAACTTTTAACTTGTAAATTTTGAGCAGCTTCAAATACAGAAGATAAAGCTGTATCAATTCTTACAATTCTAGCACTACCATTTACTTCAGAAACAGCACCTACTTCAACACGAGGTACTGGTTCCCCCATCATTTTGCTTGACACAAATAGTGCCATTATTACCGCTAGAATATATTGATAACCAATCACTTGCCAACGTGCTTTGTTGCTCTACGTTAAATGTTCTTGAATTACCTGTTTGATCCAAATAGAAATATCCACTTGAATATCCATCTGCGTCAAAATTAACTGTGTTGCTATCTCCATCTATATCAACATAATTGGTTGCACCATCATAGTCAATATTAAATGTAAGATCATTTGAATCACCTTGTATTATCCAATCAAGGTCTAATGTTCCTGCTAAGTCAGCAGTTGCAACATTAAGTTCAAAAGTATTGCTACCGCCTGTAACATCAACATTAAAATTACCACTGTCTGCACCATAAGTATTTGTTGGATCAACTTGTATATCAAAAACATTAGAATCACCATCAAATTCAAAAAATCCAGTAAATGTATCTGCGGTTATATCACCAAGAAATTTATTACTATCACCAATTTGATTAATATCTAATGTCATGGTTGTGCCATCTAAGTCTAATGCAGTCATACTACCTGACACAGCATCAGCACCACCAATAATATTGTTTGAGCCTAATTGTTCTATATCTAAATTAAATGTTGCACCTACTTGGTCAACATATACTTCGTTGTCAGCATAGATAAAACTAACCACGAATAGCAGCAAGAGCTTCTTCATCTGGGATACTCCAATAATTATTTTTTATTCCTAATTGTATGGTTTCTAATACTGCTGTTTCGATTGCATTTTGCAATGCAATATTTACAGATTCATTTTCAACCATACCATTTTCTATCTCTACAAGTTCTGTACCATCAGAAATAAAACGAAAAGCATCTTGGCTAATTGCAACGCTAAGAATAGTTTTTGTGGTCAATACCTCTATTAGTACCTTACCTGTACTTACAGACACTGTTCTAAGTGATACTGTTACAGTATCTTGTCTGTATTCTTTTTGTCCACCAATACCTAAATATCTAGCACCTAAACCACCAGACTTGATATTGCTTTCATAACCTATTACGCCACCCTCCATAATTAATCCAGCAAAAGCCAAAGGTAAAAGTTTTTCCTCTTCATCAAAATCTTTTCTAGTTGAACGAATCAACTGTCTTTCTTTTGTTAGATTATCTAATCCCACTCTTTCAACTACATCAAAAAAATCACCATTC